ATGCTCACCGATACGAAACTGAAAAACCTGAAGCCAAGAGAGAAACTCTACAAGGTCACCGATCGCGATGGCCTCTATGTTGCCGTACAACCAAGCGGGTCTATCTCGTTCCGATATGACTACCGTTTGAACGGACGCCGTGAGACGTTAACGATTGGGCGTTATGGTGCTGACGGTATCACATTGGCCGAGGCCAGGGATGAACTCAATACCGCCAAAAAGATGGTAGAAGCAGGCCAGTCGCCGGCTGCGCTAAAGCGTGACGGTATCATGCAGATCAAAGGTGCGGATAATTTTGCCGATTATACCGACGCATACATGAAGCATGTACGCTTGGCCGACAGCACGCGGGCAATGAAACAGGCGGTGATAGACAGGGATATTATTCCTACGCTTGGGAAAAAACTTCTCCATGAAATCACAACGCCAATGTTACGCGCACTATGCGACAAGATAGTCGACCGCGGTGCCAGGGCGACGGCGATCCAGGTGCGTGAGATTGTCGGCGCTGTGTTCACTCATGCTATTGACCGTGGCCACTCCGTGTCTAACCCGGCAGCGAATATCAAAGCATCCAGCATTGCGACATTTGAAGAGCGTGAGCGCGCGCTTGAGCCACATGAGATCGGTCGCTTTTTCAATGCTCTGAACGCTACCGGTGCTGCATCCTCGTTGAAGCTGGCCATCAAGTTGATACTGATCACGATGGTACGCAAGGGTGAACTAACAGAGGCAACCTGGAAAGAAGTCGATTTTGGCTCGGCGCGCTGGACGATACCGGCGGAGCGGATGAAGGCATCGCGTCCCCATGTCGTTTATCTATCCCAGCAGGCACTCGATATTATGGTAGCGCTGCAGGTGTCTGCATGCGGATCCGACTACATACTGCCGGCCAGGTATAACCCGCGAAAGTTTATGTCCAACTCAGCGCTTAACCGGGTGATCAATGCTACTAACGAGAAGATACGCGAGGCAGGTGGAGATATTGAGCATTTCACCGTGCATGACCTGCGCAGAACGGCCAGCACGATACTGCATGAAGAAGGATTTAATACGGATTGGATTGAGAAGTGTTTGGCCCATGAGCAGCGCGGCGTCCGTGCGGTGTACAACAAAGCGGAGTACGCCGAACAGCGCCGGGATATGCTGCAGCAGTGGGCCAATATGGTGGATGGGTGGATCGAAGCGGAGAGGGGATAGGTAACTAACAATTTTGTCGAGCGTTGACAGATGCCAGGCACCGATCAAAGAAAGCAATTTTAGGGCTTTGTGAAAACCGGCTTTTTCCTCCGATAAACGCGTATGTGCATGGCTGGTTGCCATGTAGCTTGCGCTCGATTAACTGGTAATCAACCAGTGTGGCCAGCGCGCGGCTGAGTGCATGCGCCGATATTGGCTTGTGCTCTTTCTCGTAGAGTTCCTTGATCTGAGCATGCCCGATATTTTCGTGGTCCTTCACGATCTGCATAACGTGGTCGCGGTTGTGCTTCATGATGTGATCCTCACTGGTTGCGGTGTGGTGAATCCGCCGGGTAGCAGCTCAACGTCATTGTGCGGGCATTCGTTTCCCCAGTGATGCCAGCCTGGTGCGTCACTCTGCTGAAAAGTTCTATTCGTGACACGTCACCATAAAGCCGCTCGAGCCGGTGGCGGGCCTCCCATGGTTTAGCGCTGTGCTGCGTAATTGGTGCGTAAATCACCTGTTTCACCGATGCATCCCGGCGCTCGAGTCCGGTACCGCGTACAGCAACGAGCATTGATTCTTGGTTGCCGCGACTGTAGTTACCGGGGTTCATTCTGGTTATGCCATTAAGCAAGTCGAGGAAGTCGTAAAAATCGACTAGTCCATCTTCGATCGCGGCGTTGATGGTGCGCTCTGCCAATTCGTTGAACTTCACCCAGGTGAACAGGAACATCTGTCGGACGTCGAAACCCCAAGCGGTGGCAAGTTCCTTTGCCTGCTCCGCATGGGTACCTGTGTACCACATAGCGAGAACGCTGTTTTCTGCTGCGATCGACCAGACCGGAAGCCGCTTTAAGTCTTGCAGCGTCATTGTGCTGTAGTGGTTTCCGGCGGCACCATTGCTAATCTTGTTGCCGTAACTCCATGGCGGGTCTGCCATTATGAGACCGTATTGTCGTTCACCCACTGATCACCTCCGCCAACTTAACGGCGAGAACTACCATGCCGATCAATAAGAACCAGAATACGAACAAACCGGCCAACATATAGGCCCACACATTACGCATCAGGTGCCGTTTGATATTCATGCTGCACGCTCCTGGACTGGGCGATGTTTACGCTGGCGAACATCTGGCATGTTTACCGGTTTCTTACCGGTGCCATGCTCTTGCCGCTCATCAAGCCAAACCTCCACTTCATCGCCATTCCACGCTACACGCCCCTCTGTGATGGAAAATCGCTTTGGGAACTTTCCAGCCTTTTCCAGCGCATTGATCGTGTAAAAAGACAAAGGCACCCTCCGGAGGAGTTCTTTTTTATCTATTGCTTCTTTCATGATTACTCCTTTGGCGGGGCTTTCGCCCCGCGGCGGTAGGTTACATAGGGACTTCGTTAATTTCATCGCGGCGAACGTTGTAAACGTCGGTGGCCAACTGCAGGTGTTCTTCATGGCTGGCCAGAACGTGGGCGCCGTATTTATAGGCCTTGTCCAACTCCTCCACACTGGCAGCTTTCGTGGCCGCTTCGGTAAAGGCTGCAAGCAAATCGTCAGGCGTGCGTTCATCCTGATTAACCTTTTTGATTTCCTTTTCTGCTGGCTTGGAGTTAATCAGGCTGTTCAGTCCTGCGGCGCTGGTTGCTGGAGGGGTAACGTCTCGCTCAACGCGGGGCTGTGGTGCGTCGAACTCATCTGGCGTGTACACACCGAGAATCACTTCAGGGCAGTACAGCCGAGCCCAGTATTTAACAGCTAGGTAGGCGATCTGCTGTTTTGGGTTTGTTGACCACAGCGGGGAGTTGCGGATCGCCACGCTGGAAAGATAAACCGGCTCACCCCAGGTGATTTCTTCTTCTCCACGCAATACGGCCCCAACGCGAATGCATAAGCCGGCTTCATCCTGATCACTCCAGCCTCTAACACGTTCAACCTTGTCGTAAGATCCACCGCCTTTGGCAGGTTTTTTAACGGTGACTTCTTTAGAGCTGGTGCATTTTGACCAGTCCCCGGTGTACTCGTAATGGAATCGGCCGCGAACAGCGTTTGAGCTGGTAACGACGGCATTAACAAGCTGGGCCTCATAACCAAGGGTGCCGTTTACAATGTGCGTTTTCTGGGCCACAGCGTATGGGTTCATGCCCCATTGCATTGCTTGCATTACTACGGCCATACAGTCGGCGGGTTTGCCAACAAAGTGCGAGGGCACACTCACTACTGAATCCGCCATTAGATTGGCAAAGGATGTCAATTGTCCCAGTGCCTGAGGATTAAATACTGCATTACTGGCGGTCATGGTTGACGGCTGGTTGTTGACTTCAATCAGTTCATTGCTCATGCGTATTGATCCTGTTTTCTGGCCCATGCGGGGCGCTGGATTTTTTCGACGCCGCCCCAGTCATTGGTGGTACGGCATTGGTGATAGGTATTTAGATCCCGGCGGTAGAGTCGGTGGCCCTCGTCTACATCTGCTGAATCGAGTTCAAAAACGCGTACCGGGTAGCGGCCGCAGTCGATCGTCTCGCTGACAGCCAGGAAGAAAAACCCAGGGGTTTCACCGGTCACTTGCTGGAATCCATCGCGGTACATGGCATCCTGAACGTGATAGCGGAATTCCTCGATGTGGCGCGCGAAGCGGTCCATGTCTGCAACCTTCTTCACGTCCACAATCACCGGGTGATCGCTCAGGTATCTGTCCGGCCGGCACCGGCATAATTCACCGGTTTCCGGGTCAGTCCAGTAGAATGACGATTCGCAATGGCCTTCAGTTTCCAGCAGCCACCGCGCCGCCGGGTGGGCCATCGCGCTATCGCGCATCAGATTAAGTTTCCGACCTTGCTCTGCGTCCATGACCGTTTTCCCGGTATGCTCGCAGTCCTTCAGGAACGCTGCCTCGGACTCCTTGCCTTCCTTGGTGCGCCGATTGAACTCCGGTGCAACGATGAACCGCTTGCTGAACTCGTCCGGCTCCAGCAATTTGCAGTGCAGGGCGGTTCCCATATCCAGCGCTTTCAGCTTTTCAGTGTCGACCGGGGCCGACTTAATCCACTGCAAAAGGGCCGGGTTCTTGGCGACCAGATCAAGCTGGGACTTACTCACGCCGTCCCCAGCGTGGTAATCCTCGTTTGAAATATCGTGGTAGATGCCTGTTTTCATCAGGCCACCTCATCAAACTGATGGCTGCGGCGGTAAATTTCCGCAGCACGCTGGCGTTTCACCAGCTCAGTGAGGCAATCCCATATTGCTGTGCTGGCCAGCTCTTGGTAATCGGTTGAGTCGGTGCCCAGCTCCAACACCTCGGCGTCTACGTCAGCAGGTAGGTGCTGCTTGAGGAAGGCGGTGAAGCCGTGGATCGGCACCTTCTTATCCAGAGCTTCAACCTCTGCATAAACCGCTTCGTTGTCCTGCTCGGTGAAACTGGCAACGATTTTTTCAATATCGACAGCCTGTTGTACGTTCATAAACACCTCAGTAGTTGATGGTCATGTGCTGCACCTGCATGCGGGCAACGGCTTCAACACATTTTTTTGCGCAGTCTTCTGGAATGCCCGCTGCAATCAGATCCGCCACTACGCTGCGGTTAATGTCGCGGCGATGCTCTACGTTGGCAGCTTTTGCTGCTGCTTCGTCGGCGATGCGTTTCTCTTCTGCCAATCGAGCCTGTTCAGCCTGCTGCGCCCGGATACGTTCCGCTTCAACGGCTTCCAGTTTTTCCCGATCTGCACGTTCCGCCGCCTCAAGTCGTTCACGCTCTGCACGCTGTGCCACTGCATTTGCGTCGGCTTCTCGCCTTGCAGCCGCTTCGATTTCCGCCCGGCTCTTTTCTTCGGCTTCCCGGCGCGCACGCTCCTCCGCGTCCTTGGCGATCTGCGCTTCCCGTTCACGCTGTGCTGCAATTTCCATTTCGGCGCGTAGGCGTTCAAGTTCTGCCGCTTCCGCCTCGCGCTGCTGGGCAGCTTTCAGAGCAACTTCTAACTTGGTGATTGCGGCATCCTTTGCCACGCCAGCCTCGGCTGTTATTTCTTGCCATGACTCATCGATCGCTGTGGCCTTAACCGATTCCAGTCGAGAAGCTATGTCTGCAGCGGGTGGAACGTTGCCAAGTTCATCAACCACGTTGGCACTTTCACGAAGTTCCGCTAGTCGCTGCTGCAGGTCGGCAACGCGTTGCTTTTCTGCGTTCTCAAATTCGGTTAGAGGAAGTCGGATGGTGTCACGAAGCTGATCGCATGCATCAACAAAGCGTTTAATTTCTTGCTCTGCCGGTTTAACTGCTTCTTTCAGTTGCCGTAAGTAATCGCGGCCCGGCTTTTCGACCGCTGTTTTGCTTCTTGATACCGCCGCCGCCAGCGACGCAACACGGTCGCGTCCTTTCTTTGTGCTTAGGTCTGGAACCTCGTTAACCGCTTCCTTGATTTGAGATAGAAACTGGTCAAGGCCGCCGGTAATGAAAATTGCTGGGGCCATTTCTGGGGTAATGCTGATAGCTGGTAGCTGTTTTTCTTCGCTCATCTGTGTGCAACCTCTAATTGAGTTGCCGCGTCCAGCGCGACACGTGTTGTAAATGCCCAGTGCAGGGCTTCATTGAAATCTGCAAACCGCCAACTGACACAGCCGCAGACGGTCACGCAGTAAATCCCGTTGATGGTTTGAGATATCATCTTTAACCTCAATTGATTACCAATTTGGTAACTGTTATGGGCGTGGTTATGCGCGGGAATGCCCGGCAATGTCACCGCATCATCGCGGTGCTTCAATTCCTGTCTGATTGTTAAAGAGCATCATTACCAGATTGGTAACGTCTTGAGGTAATGATTACCCATAAACGGCTGTTGGTCAATAGCTATAAATATAAAAAGTTACCAAAATGGTAATTATTATGGGCGTGGTTAACCGCCGAATAGCGGTAACTTATTGGAAGGAAAGGGTATGGGGGTTACTTCTTGCCGTTGGCTTCGGCCATTTGGAGGTAAACCGGTGCTGAACCGGTTGGTAACCTTTTGCTTACTTCACGGTAATGCGCCACGCGTTCGCGGTAATAATCGCGCAGGTGCTCTGGCTGTTCACGCTCCACCTGGTCAGCGATAACCGGTTGGTTCATGCGCTCTTTGTAAGCAACACCAGACGCGGCAAGATCTACGTTCACCTTGTCCATGTCATGTTTATCGAGGTTGGCCAGGTTGAAGGATTTTTTCTCTGTCATAGCCGGGCCTGCTGCATCACGAATTCAATGAACGATTCGATCTTGGCCTTATCCTCGGCGGATAGCTGCGCAAACTGTGATCGATCATAGTTAATCAGGGTTGGGTCTTTCGGCTTGAGCAACAGCTCATAGCCACGGCGGCCGAACGCACCGGCGATAGCCTCCAGGCTATTGATGGTGATATTGCCTTCACGGCTCAACACCCGGTTAACCGTTGACTGGCCGACGCCTGCAGCTGCACCAACTTTAGCTTGGCTGGAAAGCTCGCGGTTGTTGCTCATCCAAAGTTCAAGATTGGTGGCTACGATGTCGCCAATTTCTGTCTCTTCCTGTGCAGGCTCGGCGCCGGCGGCCAGGGCCATCATGTGGTCGCGGTCGAGCCAGAATTTAGGTTTATTGGCCGCAACCTCTATCTTGCGGGCCACGCTGTCACCAATGCCTTTATGGTTCTTATCTGTCGGCGGCTTCAGCCAACGGCTGATCACGTTGGCATTAATCTCCAGCCGTTCGGCAAGACGTACCTGGCGGCCGTCAAAATCACGGTTAATGATGTCGCGGAGGTTCTCGCGGCGGATGTCGTTAATGCTTTTCATAGTGTGTTACACAGTCCGTTGAATTGTTTGCTGCCTGTATTTAAAACAAAATTACCTTAATGGTAAACGAACCTAAAAGGTAATAAATTTGCCTAATTGCACCATTTAGGTAATTATCTGCAAGATAAATTCCAGAAATTAGGCAGCACAATGGAGCCATTCAACTTCAAACAGTTCTGGCTGGCGATGAGCAAAGACGAGCGTGATGTGTTTGCAGAAGAGGCCGGCACAACCGCACACTACATCATGACGCATACGCAGCGCCGCACGCGGATGCCGAAGAAAAAGTTAATGGATCAGCTGTTTAAGGCATGCAAGAAACGCAAACCGGAATTGACGAAACCGCAGCTGGTATCGTTCTTCTACTGATCTACCTTCACCAAAACCGGGGTCGCTTATGCGGCCCTTTTTTATTGGCTTTGTAGGTTTGGTAACAAATATTCATTTATGGTTGATATATTTTTGCTTTGCGTGCATTCTTACATCACTGACGACAGTAAAAGAGGCCTATGAATGAAAATTGTTACCCGGGCCGAGGCCATAAATCTCGGTCAACTCCGGTTCTATACCGGTAAACCTTGCCGTAATGGTCACTACTCTGAGCGCTTTACGAGTAACGGGGTATGCGTCGAGTGTTCAGCGCAACATTCTTCCGTCTACCGTAAGCACATCAAAAAGCTGATCCATGACGCCAGGGCAAAAGTCGCGGAGGTGCGCTGATGGCAGGCGACTGGATCAAGATGCGCTCAGACCTCCATACGCATCCGAAAATTGTCCGCATGGCGTCCGCATTGAAAGCGGACAGACTTCGGATAGTTGGCGGACTACATTCCGCATGGTGTCTTTTCGATGTCCATTCTGTTGATGGTTTCCTTGACGGCTACAGTCCTGAAACGCTCGATGACATGATCGGATTTCCCGGATTTTCACGCGCAATGATGGCTGTAGGTTGGCTGGAAGTTGACGGCGAAAACCTCGTAATGCCCAGATTTGACGAGCATAACGGGCAATCTGCCAAGCGTCGGGCACAGGATGCGGCACGGAAAAGGAGCGTCCGCAAAATGTCCGCTTCCGATGCGGACAAAATGACGACCAGAGAAGAGAAGAGAAGAGAATATCTAAAAGATAAACCCCACTCTAACGCGAGAACGAAAGATTCACCGCCGGGTGATCCCCCGAAAGACGAGCCGCCACCGTTCCCAATGAACGGGAATAACTTTGGCAAGTTCACCATGCAAAACGGTTGGCAACCCGGAACTGACTTCCAACGCATGGCTGCTACTTGGGGGATGAAGATCGCCGAACCGGTGACGCCGGAGGAGCTGCAGGAATTTATCGGCTTCTGGGAACCTGAGGGAAAGGCGTTCCACCAAGCGCAGTGGGAACAGAAACTTGCACGTAGCGTGCTCATGAGCCGCGCCCGTAAAACGACAGGAGTAAAAAACCATGAAACAGGTAAGCGACCTGATGGGACAACTGGACATTGGCGCGGGAACGCGGCCGAAGGGGTATACGCAGCACTCACAGAGCAACTGCGATCAGACGGACTTAACGAAAGCCAGATACGCAAAATTCTGGATGAGGATGATGGAGATCTATTCGGACCGGTGGACGGCGAAGAACGGCAGGGCACCGTCGTTACTTTGGAAGCAGGCGATTACAGCGCTCACTGATCAGCAGATCCAGCAGGCGATAGCCGCATGTGTCCAACGTTGCTGGGATGGCAACAGCTACGCACCAGACCTGGCTGATTTCATGGCGATCGTCAGCCAATCAATGGCAAATATGTTTGGTCTGTCCGTAGACGACGTGATGGAAGAGTTTCGCAAGTACAACCGGAACAAGTATCTGCATAGCTGCGCGGAAACTTATCCGTGGCGCCATGATGTTCTGTACTGGATTATCTGCGATCTGCGCCGGGAAATGATCCAGAAGAACCTGAGCGAAGTGGAGCTGGAGCGCCGGGCCGATAAACACCTGAAGCGTTGGGCTGAGAAAGTCAGGGCCGGGGAGACGATACCCAAGCCGGTGCCGCTGCTGTCAGAAAAAGCTTCTGAAATTAAGCGAGGTACACCGGGAGCAGGACACTCAGCAGCGATGGAAATGCTCAAGCGGTTGCGGAGTGACAAACCAAATACGAATTGAATTGCTGAAATTCCTGCGGCTACGGTGGGTAGAATCCGTTAAGTGGCATTCAGTCACATAACTTGATGGCTTATGTTGTAAATCTTAACCACGGCCCGTACAGAGAGTTTTAGCGCAGGTGCGAATTGTGAGAACAATCGCTATTTTTTAGTTGTAAATAATTACCTAATTGGTAATTATTACCTAAGGGGTAATTTAAGGGGTCCGCAGTGAAGCGAAGTGCAAACCCATCATTTGCTCTGGGTCGACTTAAAGCCGGGCAGATGAATAACACCGAGCAAGCATATTGCGTTGACCTAGCGATGCTGAAATCAGCAGGGCTGATCGCTTGGTTCAAATTTGAAGGCGTAAAGCTCCGCCTGGCAGATAACACGTTTTACACGCCGGATTTCGCAGTAATGCGCGCCGACGGAACCATGGAAATGCACGAAGTTAAAGGGTTTTGGACTGACGACGCCAGGGTAAAAATCAAAGTCGCCGCAGATGTGTACCCGTTCAAATTTGTAGCGCTAAAGGCCAAAAGCAAGAAAGCAGGTGGCGGCTGGCAGGAAGAGGAGTTTTAACCATGGACAACATCGACCAGGCCAACGAACGCGCAGAGATGTACCTGAAAGCGCAGCTCGATGCAGCAACCAAAAAAACAACACTGCCGGCGGCGCATGAATGCGACGAGTGCGGCGAACCAATTCCAGAAGCACGACGCAGAACCGTGCCAGGTGTCCGCCTTTGCTTCGACTGCAAAGAGCTGGAAGAACTGAAACAACGTACACACAGATAAGGGTTTGATAATGAAAAATAACCTTGTAAATCAAGATATAAAAACTGATAAGCCAGTACCGATGAGCTATGAAGCGCGGGGAGTGGAGAAGTTTGCTGACTTCCTCGACTCACCAATCGGTGGTTACCATTGCTTCCAGAATGAGGTTGGTTTGGCCTATCACTTCGCCACCACGCTGCGGGAGGCCAAATGAAAGAGCGCCCAGTGATTTTTAACGGTGAGATGGTTCGCGCCATTCTCGACGGTCGCAAGACCCAGACGCGGCGGACATTAACCGAGCGCCATTTGCACCTGATCGATGCGGCCTCCAGTGCTGGCGAATGCTACCCGCTTGAGTCTGGTGTCGATCACGAAAACAGCCAGATCTATTACCGCGAGCATTGCCCATTCGGCCAGGTAGGCGATCGGCTGTGGGTGCGGGAGGCATTCAGGGTTCATAGTCGCGCAACCGACGTTTCCACGCTTGTTTATCGGGCAAGTGAGCGCAACTCATGGACTGAGCAAACCCGACGCGTGCCGGTTTTGGTTTGTAATAAACAGGTGTCGCCGGAGAAGTGGACTCCATCAATCCACATGCCGCGCTGGGCATCCCGCATCACGTTGGAAATCACCGACGTGCGCATTGAGAGGCTGAACGATATCAGCGAAGAGGATGCCAAAGCCGAAGGCGTGAAAGCCGGTGTTTCCCCTGGTCACGAACACATGATGCACCAGGTGGCATTCAGGGAATTATGGCAATCCATTTACGGGGAAGAAAGCTGGAACGCCAATCCATGGGTTTGGGTGATCGAGTTCAAGCGTGTGGAGGTGAAGTCATGAAAGGTATCGACTTATTTGCTGGCCTCGGCGGCTCGTCTACTGGCGCAACAAAAGCAGGTGTAGAAATCGTCTGGGCAGCTAATCACTGGCAGGAAGCTGTTGATGCCCACGCGCTTAACCACCCTAACACCGTTCACGCATGCCAGGACTTACATCAGGCTAATTTCGCATCCGTTTTGGAATTGACCCCAAGACTGGATCTGTTGCTTGCCTCTCCGTGCTGTCAGGGCCACAGCAAGGCCCGAGGGAAAGCCAACGGCAACCCACAGCACGATGCAAGTCGCTCAACGGCATGGGCAGTTACAGCGGCGGCTGAGGTGCTAAATCCAGAGCAAATTATCGTTGAGAACGTGCCGGAGTTCCTGCAGTGGTTACTGTTCCCTGCGTGGGAGCATGCCATGCAGAAGCTGGGATATTCACTGGCGTCACACCTCGTTGATTGCGCCGACCTTGGCGTACCTCAGAACCGTAAGCGCATGTTCATCGTCTGCACCAAGAGCAAGAATCCGCTGATGTTGAAGTTGCCAACGCTTCCGCATGTCCCGGCTGAGTCGTTCATCGATTTCGACTCTGGCCGCTGGTCACTGGTCAACAAACCGGGTCGCGCATCGGCCACACTCGACCGGGTAGCAAATGGACGAGCTCAATTCGGCGATCGGTTCCTGATGTCGTATTACGGCAACACCAAATCAGGCCGCTCCCTGCAGCGTCCGATCGGCACCATCACGACGCGTGATCGCTGGGCAGTAGTTGACGGCGACCGCATGCGCATTCTGACCAAGGAAGAGAACATGCTGGCCATGTCATTCCCTGCCGACTACATCAAACCGCCATCGCACAAGCTGACTGTTCACATGGCCGGTAATGCAGTGCCGCCAGAAGCAATGTATCAGATGGTTAAATCACTCAAGGAACAAGCATAAAAATGCAGTAAAAAATACTGCAAACATTTCAGGGGAATAGACATTCTCTACTAGTTGATATTTTATAGTTCCGAAATTATTTCAAGTGCATCAGTAACCGCCATCTTATTAGACAAACTATGCAACACCTCACCATTAATCTTTTGATCTTTTATTTCAATACTCTGTTCTACATGATTGTACGAAAGAACATATTTATTCCCCGTAAATGAGCTTGTCCACCAGATAACATTTGTCATTTTCCCTTTAACTTCATAAATTTTTACGGATTTTGGCTCTGCTCGCCAGATAACACCACCGAGTAGGACTAGAGCTACCCCTCCTACATTCCCTGCGTGGTGGTCAACCCTTTCCATAACACCTTTTGCATATGCGTGTATCTGTTCTATTGCAGTCACATTGGTAGCCAATTAATATTTACCCCACTTAAAATTATGAATCAGGTGTTTTTATAAAATAACAGAAAAAATCAAAGTTAATCGGATTATACACATTCACATCAAGTTGTAGTTATACTTGAAATCCAAAAATGTATAAATAGCAGAAGGAAAAATCGTGAGGAAAGGAATAGTACTTATTTTAGCATCATCAGCACTTCTGTCTGGATGCCTATCAACGCCTAATGAGGCAAGAAACGAAGCACCACTTCTGAGCAGAGAAAGCACCAAATCCCCTGAAGTTCTCAGTGAATGCATCTATGAACGATGGACTAATACCCGTGTCATGCTTGAACGAGACAACACGACACATGTTGAGAAGTCGAGTAATAAAATCACGGTCTTTACATGGAAAGACACCATGTTCGCCGATATCAGCCCAAATGGAGCGGGATCAGCAGTTAAGTTCTATAAAACTTTCGGTATGGGCTACACCATTGCAGATAACCGAAAGGATGTGGTGGAGAGCTGTTTGATTGACTAGCCCGCGCTCTCAATTATACTGTACATGTAAACAGTATTTGCGGTGTGAGTTATGGCTTCAAAAGAACTCGGCTATCAAGTCGTCTATCGCGGTGAAACCCTCCCCCATTTCGTAGAGGGTGGCTGGGTGTTCTTCCAGCGCCTCAAAGAGTACGGCGGCGGCTACTGGCTCGGGCGCACATACAACGATGCGTTCATATTCGGGCTTGAGCGGCCAACGTCGCTGTTTGAAGGTATCCAATTCATCCTGGCTTCGAGATCAGTCGAGCGAAACGCAGACCAGTTTGACGACGATTTCGAGCTGTTTTAAGAAGGAAACAAAAGTGCTGACAATGACCCAAACCGAAGAGAAGCGCCGGGCCGATGCCCGCGACCGTAAGCGCGCACAGCGTAAACGTGAAAGAGAAGCGGCGAGCAGCGCCGCGGTAAGCGGCCGTCACCGAATTACGTTCGAGGTTAGCGATCACATCTTCGATCAGATCCAGGCGAATTGCGCGGCAAGGCGCCCCGGCAAAGAGCCGTACAGCGTCGATGAATATTTCGAACTGCTGGCAGTGCAGGACATCAACCAGCTAAAGCGCCAGATTGCTGAACTGGCCAGCCACAAATGCCAGTGCGGCGAATCGATGCCCGGCCCGTCCGGTGGATGCTTCCGCAATGGCGAAGCGGCCTGCGGCCAAACGCAGATTTGGCGTGACCTGATGTTAAAGACGTTGTGACGTGTCACATGATAAAGCGTGACGTGTCACGACAAGTCACACAGCACAACGCCCGCCGCTTGGCGGTTTTTCACTGCGTGTTATTATGTTACCAAGGAGGTAATTATTATGGCTAAAGACGGTAAGCTTAACGCGCAGATGGAACGTTTCTGCCAAGAGTACATCAAGAACCCGGATAACCAGACGGCGGCGGCTGCCGCTGCTGGCTATAAGAATGCGGCCGTATCCGCGTCGCGAAACATGGACAGCCCGAAGGTGCAAGAGCGCATCTCTGAGTTGATGCAGCACCGCAACAAGCGTGTGAAGATCGATGCGGATTACGTGCTCAAGCGCTTGGTTGAGATCGACCAGATGGACGTACTGGATATCCTGAAGGATGACGGCGGACTTAAAGCGATCAGCGAATGGCCAAAGGTCTGGCGCACAACGTTAAGCGGCCTGGATATTTCAACGACCATCACCAACTTCGATGAAACCACGCTTGAGAACATGCTTAAGAAGATCAAATGGCCGGATAAGGTGAAGAACCTCGAGCTGATCGGTAAGCACGTCGATGTTCAGGCATTCAAAGAGCGTGTCGAGTTGAATGTAAATGTGACCGTGGCAAATCGCATGGCGGCGGCACGTAAGCGCGTGACAGAACAGGGCGGCGGCAATGACTGACCAAGCAGATCTCCAACAGGAACTGATCGAAGATATTGCAGGCTTTACGCATGACCCGCTTGGCTTCGCCCTCTATGCCTTCCCGTGGGGAGAGCCTGGAACCGAGCTAGCTCACGCAACCGGACCGCGAAAATGGCAGGCAAGCGCGTTTAGCGAGATTGGAAACCATCTTAAAAACCCTACAACCAGGCACCAGCCACTGATGATTGCTCGTGCATCAGGGCATGGGATCGGCAAGTCAGCGTTTATCTCAATGCTCATCAATTGGGGCATGTCTACATGTGAAGATTGCAAGGTGGTGGTGACTGCCAACACTGAGAAGCAGCTGATAACCAAGACGTGGCCTGAGGTGATCAAGTGGTCAAGGATGGCATCAATAGCGATTGGTTCAACTGTACCGCAACGGCGATGCACAGTACCGATCCGGGGCACGATAAGCTATGGCGTGCCGATACAATACCGTGGAGTGAGCACAACACGGAGGCATTCGCAGGTCTGCATAACGAGCGTAAGCGTATCATTGTGGTGTTTGATGAGGCCTCCAACATTGCCGATAAGGTGTGGGAGGTTGCAGAGGGTGCGCTGACAGACGAAGACACTGAAATTATATGGGTGGCCTTCGGAAACCCGACGCGTAACACAGGACGATTCAGAGAATGCTTCCGCAAATATCGACATCGCTGGAATCATGCCCAGATCGACAGCCGCACGGTAGAGGGCACGAACAAAGTTCAGTTGGATAAATGGGTAGAGGACTACGGCGAGGACAGCGACTTTGTTAAGGTTCGTGTTCGTGGCATCTTCCCTGATGCATCTGAAAACCAATTTATCCCGTCCAGCCTTACCAATGCTGCTGTTGGCCGAGTGATTACCCCTCATCAAGTTCAGCACGCTGCAGTGGTGATTGGTGTCGACCCGGCTCACGGTGGCAAAGATAAGGCTGTTATCTACCTGCGGCAAGGTCTGCACACCAAGAAGCTTGGCGAGTGGCAAAGAACAACTGATGACGTCTGGTTTGCGAAAATTGTGGCCGACTTTGAGGATCAGTACCACGCTGATGCCGTATTTATCGATTATGGGTATGGTACCGGCCTGAAATCTGTCGGTGATAATTGGGGCCGAGCATGGCAGCTAATCCAATTTGGCGGGGCATCAACCGACCCTGAGATGGCTAGGAAGCGTGGAGAGATGTACAACGCCGTTAAAACCTGGCTTAAAGATGGCGGATCACTGCCTGACCAAAACGTGGCTGATGAATTATCAGCACCAGAGTACAGGGTTCGCCTGAAGGACAGCAAAAAAGAGCTACAGGATAAAGAAGAATTGAAGGAGATTTTAGGCAGATCCCCTAACGATGCTGATGCGCTGGCTCTAACATTTGCCTTCCCAGTTTCAAAACGCCAGCACGCACTTCCCGGCGAGAAGCGCGGCTCTGTGGTCACAGAATATGATCCATATGGATAAATTACCTAACTTTTTACATTCAAAAAGGTATGTCATCTACGTTTATTTCTTTAAGCATCGATAGAGCAGAACCTCTCACTGTTAATCTATCTCCAGATAGATGGAATATATGCTCATATTCTTTGGCCATGCTTTTGTTAGCATCTTTGAAATTTTCAATGGTGCCGCTGAGGATGGCTATTTCTTTTCTCATCTCCAATATCTCTTCTGTTTTTTTATTGAGTATTTTCGATGAATTTTCAAGGCTATCTGCAAGGCTTGCTATCTTTTCTTCGGCGCTCAAGAGACTCAAGTTTGTACTGTTTAATGCTAGTCCTGATTGTTTAAGTGACGCCGACAACTCATCGATCTTGATTGTCATTTCTTTGTTTTTTTCTATTTCATTCCCTATCTCTTTTTTAATTGATTCAACACCTTCTTCTATGTTTCTCTCCTCTCTTTTTATTGCGAGTTTCTTTTTTGCTTCAATGTCTGCAATCTGTAGTTGTTTTTCTGCTATATCAATCTTGGATTGCATGATAATTTCTGTTGTTTCACTATTAGGTTTGTTTTGCAATCTCGTGAAGAATTTGTTTATTTCTGGTAGAATCCAGCATATAAGTATTGTCGTGCATATTGGTCCAAGTAGAAAACTACCGACATCATGAGTTTCATTTATATAACTTATTCTTTTCGTTATGTCTTTATCGCTTAGAAAAAGAATAGCTAAAGCCTTCCAATTGAAACCAAGCCATGAAAAAACAAAGGCTCCAATGAACGGATTTCTAATTCTCTCGATAGAGTTTTGTTTAAAAGCAGAAAAGATGTCTTTGATAAAATCAAGCATGGTTATCATTTTAGTAGTCTGTGTGTGAATGTGATTATATGTAACAAGGTGGTTTTGTACATAAAAAAATGCCCGCGCAAGGCGGGCAAAGTGCTACACACAGATTTAGGGTGATAACGGTCGCGGCTATCGCGGAGCCTCATCCACCAAGTACCGACATGCTCCCCAGCAATAGGCACCTGTTTAAGTTCGGATGAAGCTTCGCGATAGATCATCGAGAGCACCGATACCAGTTTTATACTGTGTAAAAGTTTAAGTGTCTGGTTCGGCTTGTGCTCTCGATGATTACCATAAAGGTAATTTGTTTTGATTATAACGTCAACAAAATAGTCAAAATAAACATCATATGGTTTAATTGGTAATTATTTGGGAGGGTTACGCGCATGTGCATGAGTTCGCCAAAGGTTTCATCAGCTCCACAGGTACAGGCTGCGCCACAAACGCAGGACGCCGCAGTAGTTGATGCTGCCGACAAGGACAAAGCCCGCCGACGCGCTGCCGCCGGTCAGCAGTCCACGATCCTCACAGGTGCGCAAGGTGCGACCGGGCAGGCCAGCACTACCGGCAAAACTTTGTTGGGTGGCTAATCATGGCTGAACAGGAATCCCGCAAGCAGTTTCTGGAGAAGCAGCTATCGCAGCTCGTTACTGCGCGTTCGTCTTATGACTCGCACTGGAAAGAGTTGAGCGACTTCATCCTGCCTAACTGTGGGCGATTCCTTACCACCGACGCCGGGCGCAATAAGCGCAACACCAAGGTTGTTGATCCGACCGGTGGCCTTGCTTCACGGACCCTCGAATCAGGCATGCTGTCCGGCATCACTAGCCCTACGCGTCCGTGGTTCTCCCTGAACACTCCGAACAAACAGTTGATGGATAGCTGGCCGGTAAAGATGTGGCTTTCTCAGGTCGTTGAGCTGATGAACGACGTGATGAACAAATCGAACTGGTACCAGTCGCTGACCGTTCTCTATCGCTACCTGGGCACGTTTGCCACCGGAGCGATTTCCATACTGGAAGATGACGAAGACGTGATCCGCACGCATGTGCTGCCGATCGGGAGTTACTACATCTCGAACAGCGACCGCCTGCAGGTTGACACCGTGTTCCGCAAGTTTTCCATGACCTGCCGCCAACTGGTGGCAAAGTTCGGGCTGGAGAATGTCAGCGATAGCGTTAAATCCGCATGGGATACCGGCGCTTATGAAACCTGGTTTGAAGTGGTGCATGCAGTATTGCCGAACACCAACCGCGACACCGGCAAGCTGAATTCGAAGAACAAGCGTTACAGCTCTGTGTACTACCAGCCGGGCGGTTCTGGCGACAAGCTACTGAGTGAGTCCGGTTTCGATGAAATGCCAATCCTTGTACCGCGCTGGGACATCAACGGCGAGGATGCTTACGGGTCATCCTGTCCGGGCATTCTGGCGCTGGGTGGCGTTAAGGCGCTGCAACTTCAGCAGAAGCGCAAAGATCAGGCGATCGACAAGCTGGTTAACCCGCCGATGATGGCGCCAAGCTCAATGAAGAATGAGCGCCTTTCCCTGCTGCCTGGTGACGTGTCCTACGTAAATGGCGCAGGTGATATGGGCGGTTTCAAACCGGTATACGAAATCAACCCACGCATTAGCGAATTGCTGGAAAGTATTCAGGATGGGCGCCAGCTCACAAACGAATGCTACTTCGTTCCGCTGTTCAACATGTTCAGCAACATTAACACCCGCAGCATGCCGATCGAAGCCGTCAACGAGATGCGTGACGAGAAGATGTTGCAGATCGGGCCGGTGCTCGACCGACTGAACGATGAGTTGCTAGACCCCGCTATTGATCGAATCTTCAACATCATGAACCGTCGAGGCATGTTGCCACCGCCGCCGGAAGAACTCCAAGGACAACCGCTGCGCGTGGAATACACCAGCGTGATGGCACAGGCCCAGAAAGCCGTGGGCATTGGTTCTATCGAGAGGTTCGTTGGCTTTATCGGGAATATGACCGCCGCAGGGTTCCAGCAGGCTGCCGACAAACTTGATGTTGATCAGGCGATCGATGAGTACGGCGACATGCTTGGCGTGCCGACAACTATCACCAAATCCGATGAGCAGGTTCAGGCAGAGCGTGAGCAGCGTGCTCAGCAGCAGCAAGCGGCACAGAGCTTGCAAATTGGTACTGGGGCCGCTGACATCGCGAAGACACTCAGCCAGGCCGGTACCGGAGATCCTAACTTGCTAACCAGTATTCAACAGGCCATGCAACAAGGCCAAGGTGCGCAGCAATGATGACGCAAGAGCAGTTACGTAACCGACGCTCTGACGACATGAAACACGTAATGAGCAGTGAGCAGGGGCGCAGGTTTGTATGGGGGCTACTGGACCAGGCTGGAGTATTCCGTATCTCGTTCACCGGTGAGGTGAATAGCACAATTTTCAACGAAGGCAACCGCAACGCGGGCCTTGCTTTATTCAATCACGTGTTCGGCACATGCCCGGACTTGTATTTAAAAATGGCCGCCGAGGCCGAGAAAGACAGAGAGGCTAATCATGGCAACACAACGCCAGAAAGTGATCCGGAATGACGGCGGCGTGCAAGTCGTTGAGGTATTGAGCGGCGGTGGTTCGTCCGTGGCATGGGGTGATATTACCGGCAAACCGACAACCTTCTCACCTCCTACAGCTACTGCATCTGTTGTAGGTGGCGTGAAGCAGGCTGCAACTCAGGCCAACTCAACCGCAACAGATGCCGCTGGCGTTGTTGCAGATTTAAACGCTCTGCTGGCCAAGCTTAAGGCCGCAGGAATCATGGCTTAAGAGGCGCACATGAATTTGTTCGAACGTTTGATTTATCGCCGCCTGTGCAGTGAAACACCAGCCGACGGTGGTGATGGTGGTGGCGGGACAACTCCTGCCGCTGTCGTTGATACCCCGGGAGATGGGACTGCATCTGGCGATTCTGCCAATGGTGATAATCCGGCTGGCGAAGAGAAACCGGGCACCGAGAAAACCGCTGAAGAACTCGCTGCAGAGAAGGCAGAAAAGGATTTGGCTGATAAGGCAGAAAAGGACAAAAAGCCAGCAGCGCCGGAGAAATACAATTTCGCCGCGCCTGAAGGCCAAGCGCTGGACGCTAATGCCCTGGCCGTGTTCGAGCCAATCGCCAAAGAATTGGGCCTTACCCAAGAGCAGGCGCAGAAGCTGGTCGACATCTACCCGCAGATCCAGCAGCAACAGGCCGAAGCCTGGAGCAAGCAGATAGCTGATTGGGGTGAGCAAGTCAAAGCCGACAAAGAGATCGGCGGCGATAAGTTCAACGCCAGTGTTGGTCTGGCTCAGCGAGCGCTGGATCAGTTTGGCAACCCTGAGTTGCGTGAATATCTGAATGCGAGCGGTCTGGGAAACCACCCGGCGCTAGTTCGCTTCTGTGCAAAAGTCGGCAAGTCGATGGCTGAAGACAGCTTCGTCATGCCAAATCAAGGCGGTCAGCGTAGCGCGGCCGACATTCTATACGGCAATAAGGAGTAATACCGAATGGCTATTAAAGGCACTAACGCGCTGACGCTAGCTGACTGGGCAAAGCGCACCGATCCCGATGGTAAAGTACCAACCATCGTAGAGCTGCTTTCGCAGACAAACCCTGTCTTAACCGACATGCTGTTTGTTGAAGGAAACTTGCCTACTGGTCACCGCACAACTGTGCGCACTGGTCTGCCGGCAGCAACATGGCGCCTGTTGAACTACGGCGTGCCATCGAGCAAATCAACCACCGCCCAGGTAACTGACAGCACCGGCATGCTGGAAACATATGCCGAGATTGACAAGTCTCTGGCCGATCTGAATGGTAACTCTGCCGAGTTCCGTCTGTCAGAAGACAACGCCTTCCTGGAAGCGATGAACCAGGCAATGGCTGAAACCATCTTCTACGGCGACACTCGCGTAAGCCCACAGCGGTTCACTGGATTGTCGGCTCGCTATAACGACAAGTCTGCAAAGAACGCGCAGAACATCGTTGATGCAGGTGGCACCGGTTCGAACCTGACTTCTGTCTGGTTCGTGGTATGGGGCAGCAATACCGTACACGGCATTTTCCCTAAGGGACAAAAAGCCGGATTGAGCCATAACGACCTTGGCGAGCAAACCCTGAAAGATGCCAATGGCGGCCAGTATCAAGGCTATCGTACCCACTACAAGTGGGATAACGGCCTGACCGTTCGTGACTGGCGTTATGCCGTGCGCATCGCCAACATCGACACAACCAAGCTTGGTGCGGACGACGGCCCTAACTTGGCTAAGCTGATGGTTCAGGCGCTTCATCGCATTCCTAACCTGCAGATGGGTAAAGCGGTGTTCTACATGAACCGAGATGCGGCTGAGTACCTGGACATCCAGGCGACTGAAAAATCCTCACTGGCGGTCACCGTGAAAGAAACCGAGGGTATCTTCTGGACCTCGTTCCGTGGCGTGCCAGTGCGTACCTGCGATGCTCTTCTGAGCACTGAATCACAGGTTTCTTAATCCCGGCTGAGCCGCCGGGTGCGGCTCTCCTTTCTCATTGATGGAGAGACAAAATGATCCTCGACTATCTCAATATGTTCTCGCAGGCGCAGGCTGTTACGGCAACCGCGCCGTCTACCGACGTTATCGACCTCGGACCGTTATATGCCGGTAACGATGTTCGTGATATCGGTCCTGGCTACCCAGTGGAATTCTTCGCCCAGGTGGCAACCAATGGCGCGGCTGGCGGTTCGGCTACTGTGACAATCAGTCTGCAAACTTCAAAGACCAGCGATTTCGCCAGTGCAACCACGTTGCTGCAAACAGGTGCGATTGCCGTTGCTGATCTTAAGGTTGGTTATCGTTACGTCGGCACTGTTCCGCACGGCGTGCAGCGCTACCTGCGCGTTAACTACACCGTAGCTACTGGCCCATTGACCGCCGGTGCTTTTACTGCTGGTCTGCTGCTGGATGCTGATGCGCAACGCAGCTACGCAAGCGCCTTCCAACTCACTGTTTAATGGGGCGTGACATGTCACAAACGAAAATGTACCGCGTCACACGGAAGTCGTTCATCAACGGTCATCTGCTGGAAGAGGGCGAAACTATTGAGTACAGCGGCAAGGCTGGCGACAACCTGCAACTGATCGATGGTGATGGCAATCTGCTGGAAGAGGGCGGCGAAGGTAGCGGCGGCGACAGCACTAACCTGGAAACGCTTCGCCAGCAATATGAAGAGCTGTTCAACGAGAAACCGCACTTCAACACCGGCGCGGCTAAGTTGCAGGCTGCTATCGATGAAAAGCGTAAAGAGTTAGGCGCTTAACCTCATAGGGGCTTCGGCCCCTTTCCTCCCTGGAGTCCTCGCATGAAAACCGTAAACCTCAAGATCGGAACCGATACCTACGAAAGCGAAGGCGGAAAGCCGGAGACTCGCGACGAATACCCGTGGGGACTGCGCTTCACTCTGAACAATGACACGCTGGAAAAACTGGGGATCCAACTGCCAAAGGTTGGGGAGATGCTTACGGTTGGTGGTGTGGCGAAGGTGCTGTCTGTCTCAACGCGCACTGAAGGCGACAAAGCAGAAAGCAGCGTTGATCTGCAATTCACCGACATAGGCATTGAACCGGCGGCCGCGCCGCAGCGTTCTGCTGCCGATACTCTTTATGGCGACGCCGGGGGCGAGTAATGGCATCAGTCATCCAGATCTGCAACGTGGCGCTGGGACGCCTTGGCAACAGCCGAGTGATCGCCAGCCTCACCGAGAAGAGCAAAGAAGCCGCTGCATGCAACCTTTTCTATGAGGATTGCCGGGATGCAGTGCTTGCTGATTTCCCTTGGCGCTTTGCCACTAAACGTGTGGCCCTTGCTGATCTGGGTATCGCACAGCCGGATTGGCAGTATAGCTACCGTTACCCGACAGACTGCATGCGTATTGTTGCCATCGTTTCGCCGGACGGCCAGCGCTTCGTTACACCCGATCAACGCGTACCGTATGAGGTTGGTTCAGATGTGAACGGTACCGGGCGGCTTATCGTTACCAATCTTCCAAAGGCATGGCTGCGCTACGTATCAAAAGTCACCGACCCCAATATGTTCGACGCTGAATTCCGCGATGCTCTGGCCTGGCGTCTCGCTGCCGAAATATCCATGCAAATCACCGGCGATGCGAATATGGGGAACCGTGCAGAGCAGAAGTATCAGCTCACTATCTCATCGGCTTCAACGCTGAGCATGAACGAAACCCAGGAGCCGCCTGCACCGTGGTCTGAGGTTTCTGACCTGAGGGCATCATAATGACAACCAGCCTGATCCAGCCATCCTTTGCCGGCGGCGAAGTTTCGCCGAGCCTTTACGGTCGCGTTGACCTGGAGAAATACCAGACGTCACTGCGGCGCTGCCGTAACTTCATCGTCCGTCAATATGGTGGCGTAGAGAATCGCCCTGGTACGCGCTATGTGGCACCGGCTAAATATCCCGATCGGAAGTGCCGGCTGATCCCGTTCCAGTTCAACACCGAGCAAACCTATGTGCTCGAAGTTGGCGACCACTATTTCCGCGTGTTCATGGATGGCGCTCAGGTTGTTTACTCATCTGGTGCCAGCGTTGGCCAACCGGTAGATGTGGCAACGCCATGGGCTGCTGGCGATATCGATCTGCTGAAGTACACGCAAAGCGCGGACGTGATGACGGTCTGTCACCCCAATTACCCGCCGATGGAAATCCAACGGTACGCGCATGATGATTGGCGTACCGCATTGGTGGTTACGGTCAGTGGACCGTTCGCCAACGTCAATATTGATGAGGCGATCACTGTCTACGCCAGCGCTACCAGCGGTACGGTAACGTTGACGGCCAGCGCTTCTATCTTCAAGAGCTGGCACGTTGGCAGTCTGTTTTACATGGAGCAGAAGAATGTTGACACAGTAGGACGTTGGGTAACTGGTGAGCAGGTTGCCGTTGGAAATCTATGCCGCTACCAGGAAAATTATTATCGCTGCGTAGATGCGGGTGAGCGTAGCCATACCGGGCCTGTTGCACCTTCACATACCACTGGGGATAGTTGGGACGGCTGGGCCGTTGCCGGTTCTGATGCCTATGGCGTCAAGTGGCGCTATTTGCATTCTGGGCGCGGTATTTGTCGCATAACTGCTGTTAGTGGTGATGGTCTGACGGCTACCGCCGACGTAGTGATCCGCAAGGATGGTGAGATTGAACTTCCCGGGCAAGTTGTTGGTGAAGACTCAGCCACTTACAAATGGGCGCACTATGCATGGAATGGCGATGCTGGATACCCGGGAACAGTGGTTTACTTCCAACAGCGCCTAATATTTGCAGGATCTCGCAGCCAACCACAAACCATATGGACCAGCCGAAGCGGTGACTATAAAGACTTCGGCACTTCAAACCCTACCGTTGACGATGATGCGATTACGTACACCTACGCCGGGCGCCAGCTTAACCAGATCCGCCACCTGATTGATGTTGGTTCGCTTGTGGCATTAACCAGCGGTGGGGAATATAAGGTAAATGGGAATCAGCAAGGCACGCTGACACCTTCAGCCTTCCAATTTGCCAGCCAGGGGCAGAACGGCGCCAGCCACGTGCAGCCCATCGCTATCAGTAACGTCGCACTGTTCATCCAACAGAAGGGCGGCGCGGTGCGAGATCTGGCCTATTCTTTCGACGTCGATGGGTTCCAAGGTTCTGACCTGACCATTCTGGCCAACCACTTTTTCACAGGATTCCAGATAACTGATTGGGCTTTTTCCATAACGCCAATGTCGATTGTCTGGTGTGTGCGCAATGACGGTACGTTGCTGGGGCTGACTTACCTACGCGATCAGCAGGTTGCAGCGTGGCACTTACACCCGGGGGCTGGCCGATATGAATCCCTCTGTAGCATAGCCGAGGATACCGAGGATGCTCTCTACTGCGTGATTGAACGCACCATTAATGGGCAGCAGCGGCGCTACATAGAGCGTATGCAGAGTCGCTTATACACCGACATGGATGATGCATTTTTCGTTGATTGTGGACTGACCTATGACGGTAGGAATCGCGATGCAAGCAAAACCATGACACTGACCGGCGGAACTGGTGATTGGTCATATCAAGATCAGTTAACGCTCACAGTATCTGGCCCAAGTTATTTTTCTGTTGGTGATGTAGGGAGTGAAATCCATTACCCATACATCGAAGACAATGATAACAAAATCCTGAAGCTGGAAATTTTAGCCGTTATCAATGGGAACCAAGTTACGGCGCAAAGTAATCGTAACGTTCCTGAGATATTCCGAGGTGTTGCGGTAAGCACCTGGAGCATGGCGCGTTCTACATTTTCCGGTCTTTCTCACCTCGAGGGGCAGGCGGTCAGCATACTTTCCGATTCCAACGTTGAACCTAAAAAGACGGTGTCCGGTGGCAGCATCACCCTGGAGAAAGCCGGGGCCGTAGTGCATGCAGGTCTGCCGATCGCTGCGGTCATTGAAACGTTGGACGTAAACCTTAACGGAAACGAAACTCTGCTCGATAAGAAAAAACTGTTCACAAAAGCCTCTCTGTTGGTCAATGAATCCCGCGGCGTATTTGCGGCGACACCTGGTTGCGAGTTCTACGAGTACGCCCAGCGTGATGACGAATTTTATGATGAACCAGTCGAACCGAAGACGGGAACCATTGAATTACAATTGGATGCAAACTGGGGCAAGAATGGCCGGCTGATTGTTAAGCAGGACGATCCGCTACCGATGACCATTCTGGCTGTCATCCCGCGCGTAACAGTAGGAGGCGTTTAGTGCGTAAGGTTGAAGTTGTCGAGGCAACACTGGAACACGTAGATGCATTAATGCCGCACGTTCGCCAGGCGGATGTTGACGAATTCGAAGCGATGAGCGGAAAGACACCGGCGCAAGTGCTGGAGATGGCCCTGCGCACTTCGGCTTTTTCCTTCGCCGGACTGATCAACGGCCAGGTGGTCACCATCTTCGGCGTGGCGCCGCGCTCCATTATCACCGGTTCCGGCATTCCTTGGCTGGTGGGTTCTGATCTGCTGGAGCGTTATCAGGCCACTTTCCTCCGTCGGTGCCGGCCAGTGTTGCAGTTATTCCTGCAGCATTATCCAGTGCTGGAAAATTACGTAGACGCCCGAAATATAGCGGCTAAATGCTGGCTGCATTGGATGGGTTTCACTATTCACGATGCGCAACCGGTCGGCCGGGCCGGCCTTCCATTCCACAGATTTGATATGAGACGAGGTGACCATGTGTGAGCCAACAACCATTGTTGCAGTGGGCGCCCTGGTAGTTGGTGCCATCAGTGCATACGGTCAGCAGCAGCAAGGTAAAAATGCCCAGAAAGTTGCTAATGCCAACGCCGATGCGCAAGAGATCGCCGCTAGAGACGCCATCAACACCGGTAATGCTAACGCCGACCAGCAGCGCCAGCAGACGCGTCAATTGCAGGGCCAGCAGGCGGCTGCATTCGGCGCGGCCGGCACCGACATGACCAGCGGCAGCGCACTGAATATTTTCGGCAATACTGCCCAGGGAGGACAGCTCGACTCGCTGAAGACAATCAACAACGCAGAGCGTCAGGGGGCCGGGCTTAACTTCCAGGCTGGGGTTAGCCGCGCGCAGGGCCAAATGGATCGCAGCGCCGCCAACTTTGGGGCCACAACCACCATCCTGAACTCAGCATTAACGGCATATGGTTCCTATCAATCCTCTGGTGCGCTGAATAAGCCGGCAGCTTCAGGCGGTGGATCATCCAGCAATAACATGTTCAACAACGCCCGCGGTAGCCGTTACGGCTCCAACGCATACACGTTCTAAGGGGGAGCGATGCCAACAGTACCGGTATACCAGCGCCAGTCACAATCTGAGATGGCGCCTGTAAACACGCAAAACCTCCGCATTCCGCAGGGCAACGGATTAACAGCGCTGGCTGATGTCGGCGCTAATGCCTTGGGCGTGTATCAGCAACAGCGCGAGCGTGAGGATCTAGCATTTGCTCAGAACGCACTGCTGCAGTTTAACCAGCAGGCCGATGACCTGATTAATAACCCGCAGACCGGTCTGATCACTAAGCAGGGCGCTAATGCTATTGGACAGGGAGAGCAGGTCGCAGGGCAACTTAGCCAGATGGCCGGTTCAGCTTTCGATTCAATACGAGACGGGCCCGTAAAAGAGCGGTTCCGTAACCAGTTCGCAGCCGCTGGCCAGCCGATCGCCAACCGCGCGAGGCAGTATGAAGTTGGGCAGCGTCAGCAGTTCGAGGCAGGGCAGCAACAGGGCTTGCTGGCGAACCTGCAAACGCAGGCCGAAAACAGCTTTGACGACAATGAAGGGTTCGTGAACACCAATCTGCTGGCCAGAGAGCAGATCATGGCTTTCGGTCAGGCTCACGGGCAAAGCCCGGAAGAGATCGAGGCCAATTGGATAAACTTCCGGGAGAATTCAGCTAAGGCAGCATTGAATGCTCAGCTTACTGCTGGCCGCTTCGATCAGTTCTTGGCACGCAATGGCGAACCGTCAGACGTTGGCGGGGTGCCTCGGGTTACTGCGCACGGCAATTCATCAGCGGCCAGAGGCCTGCGCAACAACAACCCTGGGAACATCGAAGCCAGCTCCGCAAACCCATGGGAAGGGCAGGCAGGTAGCGATGGGCGCTTTGCCAAGTTTGAAACGCCGGAGCATGGGATCCGTGCGCTGGGGAAAAACCTGTTGTCATACCAGAGGCAGGGCTACGACACTGTGTCTGAAATCGTCAACCGTTGGGCCCCGGCCTCTGATGGCAATAATACTGACGCATACATCAAAGCGCTGTGCGGTGCTCTTGGCGTCGGCGCCAACGATCAGGTAGACATGAGCAATCCGCGCACCCTGGCAGCGCTGTGCGCCGGTATCGTTAAGCATGAGAATGGAAGCCAGCCATACACTGATGAACAACTTGGTGCAGGTGTCAGTGCTGCGCTAGGCCTATCCGCGTTGGAGTCATCGAAACGTCGCACCGGTAACGCAGCCTTTGATGCCGCCAGCCCGGCAACACAGGGAACTTATCTCCGCCAGGCGCAGGCAATGCAGAATGAGCAGCGTGCTCTGTATGCCCAACAACTCGGCACATCTCTGAAGGATGCATATTCAGCCTTTGATGAGGGGTTGCAGCCTGGCCAATTGCCAACTCAGGCAGATCTGATAAATGCTTATGGACCAGCCAAAGGGCTGCGGCAATGGCAAGATCTGCAGGATCAGCAGAGCTATGGCGGGGTAATCGGAGCAGCAAAAGACATGTCCCCCGCCGGCCGTCAAGACTTGCTTGAACGCCTGCGGCCATCAGATCCTAATGCGCCAAACTTCGCAGCCAATCAGCAGCGCTGGGACAAGATGCAGGCGAAGTTTAAGCAGCTCGATGCCGAATGGGAGAAGAACCAAGGCAGCAGCAGATTTGAGTCATCCCTACAGAACAACTTCCCGCTGGACCCGAATGACAAAAATAACCAGGCGGCTGCTGACCATTACTTCGATCGGCAGGTGGCACCCGGGTTCAATATCAATAACGGGGACAGCCTGAACCAGGTCGCTGAGATAACCACAAAATCAGGCATGCTGCCAACGCAGATCAAGACGATGCTAACTGCTGGTGCAACATCTCGAGATCCTGCCGTCGTTGTCCCAATGGCCAAGATGTACGGACAGATTTTCGATAACAACCCGGCGGCGGCCACCGGTGTGGATAAGGGGGCCATGGCGTTCTACTCGAAAGTTTATGCCTATGACCGTGCCGGCGTCCCTGCAGAGAAAGCGGTAGATATGGCCTACAACCAGGTTTATCAGCAGGACGAGCGCTTGAAGCAAATGATTAGCCAGCAGGTAAGGGATAAAGACTACATCAAAGCCCGTTCTACTGCCGCACAGGACAACATCAATAGCCTGTCGCCATCGTGGACAAGCTTCGGCGCGCCAAGCATCAGCGCCGCAGGGCAGGCAAATCAGTTATATCAGCGCGACTACCAGACCATTTACGACGCCAACTTTGCCCAGACCGGCGGCGATGCTGATCAGGCCAAGGCCATGACCAACGCCATGATTAAAAAGGTGTGGGCAGTATCGACCATTAACGGGAAAGAAGAGGTGATGAAATATGCACCTGAAGCCGTGTATGGCGTTACGAACGGTTCTGGTAACTGGATCCAAGGCCAATGGGAAGAAGAGAAGCGGGCGCTTAAAGGGTCTGCATTTGGTGGTGCGCGCGATGACACTGATTTAGTCCTGATACCTGATGCAGTAACGCCACGCGACCAGAGCTATAGCGTCATGCTCCGCCAGAAGAATGCTGAAGGCTATGATGATGTGCGCCCGTACTACGGGGAAAATGGCATGCCTTTGAGATTCAAGCCTGAGCAACAAATCTCACCAATGTATAAGCAAACAATGGGAGTTCATCAGCAGAGAGTCGACGCGGCTCGCGCGGTGAGACAGGAAGAGCAGCAGCCAGCATTTACCAATCAACAGGGCTACACACCACCTGATCTCACTAAACCATTTGGTACCGGCATTGCTAACCAATTGCCGAGCAACATCACAGCAGGGGGAAAATAATGCCAACGTATGAGATGAAACCTGACGATCTGCTTTCTTCCGATGTCCAGGCCATTCCCCAGCCAGATGATAGTGCAGCATACATGGAAACGCCGTCGTTGCTTTCTGCGATCAACCCATTTACCGATAACCAGCAGGTGCAGCGGGCACGCGACGCGGCTTTCCGGCTGGATAACTCCCTTGGGAGCTTCATCGCAACTGCGCCATTTAGCCAGTTTGACAAAGTTGATGGGTATAACCCTTTCGACAACGACGCAGCAGACCTAAAAGGGTATGAGGATTATGCTGATTCATTCATTGATGTTGGATCCCCTGATGAGACGCGTGCGATAAAGAGCCGTATCGATCGGCAGATGCAAGACCGACAATACCTTGCGGAGACCGGCGGCGCAGGAACAATCTCCAGTCTGGCTATGGGCCTTATTGATCCGATAAACCTGGCATCAATGTTTGTCCCGGCCGGTGCCGTAGTGCGCGGTGGTGAGGTTGCAGCGACTGCTGGTAGATTTGCCCTGGCCAATGCCGTTGGCGGCGTAGCGTCAGAGGCAGCACTGAGCGCCACTCAGGAAACTCGCACGCTGGGAGAGAGCGCGGCAAACGTGGCTGTTGATGCGATGGTGGGTGGCATTCTCGGTGCCGGTGCCCAGTCACTTGCCGGGGCCGGGCAGCGCGCCGCAGTATCTGAAGCGATGGCCAGTAATCTGCGAGGCAATGACTCGCCACAAAGCATCGGTGCAGCTCAGGTTTTCAACACAACACTGGATCAGGAGCAGTTGGCTGGCCTTGGTTTGATTAACAAAACCCTGAGCGTTAACCCAGGCGGCCGCCTGGCGCAGTCACCATCGCGCGCGTCTAGAGCCATTAACCAACAGTTGGCAGAAAACAACTATTACTTTGCCAAGAACGACGAAGGGCTAGCCACATTCACCGCGGCGGAAACCAAGATAAAGCAATACGATGCAATGCTCTACAAACAGATGGAGTCCACTAAAGACGCCTACCAGTCTTACAGCAAGAGCATTCGTTCTGCAGGTGGGCAGAGGATGAATTTCGTTGATTTCAATGAAGCTGTTGGCATGGCAATGCGCCGCGGGGATCAGAGTGAAATTCCAGAAGTGGCTCAGGCAGCAGCGCAGATCCGCCCGATGTTTGAGGCGACCAAAGTCCGCATGCAGGAACTCGGCATTTTGCCGGAAGACGTCGACGTTTCTACAGCGCAAAGCTACCTGCCACGGATTTACAAATTCGATAAAATTTTGTCTGACCGCACAGAGTTCCGTGGGCGCATTGCTAATTGGATCCAGGGCATCAGTAGCAAAGGTGCCGATGCTGCTGGCACACGGATAGAGAAAATTGACTCCGGTCTTGCTGCTGCTGCAGAGGCGCAACCGCGCGCGCAGACACTTGCGGACGAGATTGCGGCAGCAGAGTCATGGTCTGGACGTAAAACTGAACTTATGGACGAGGTCGGCAACCGCACTAAGTTGATCGGCCAAGAGCAGGACATAACCACCAGGCTGGAGAAACAGCAAGGCCAACTGGCCACAGCCAAAAATCAGAAGATGATCACCCGACTTAACAAAGAGGTGTCAGACCTGCGAACCAAACTGGATGACATCGCCAGAGCGAAGGAGGAGCTTCCAACGCTGCAACGTCACCTAGATTTACTGGACAACCCGCGCAAGCATCGCTCAGAGCTGCGCAAGCTGCAGAAGAAGGCCAACTCAACAACCTGGCTTAACGCAAGCCGTGAGCGCGCCCTGAAAGCCATGGAGCCACTTTCCAGAGAAGAGGCTGAGGATGCCGCTGATGAGATCGTCAACAAGATAATTGGAGCACCTTCCGGCTTGGTGCCGGCTCAGCTTTTGCCTGAAAAAATAATCGGCCGCGCCGGATTCACTAAAAGCAGAAGCCTGCTTATCCCTGATGAGCGAATTGAGGACTTTCTGGAATCTGATATCAACCACGTCATGGATAGCTATCTTCGCCAGGTAGGTCCGGAAATCGAACTAACCGCCCAATTCGGCAACAAGGATATGGGTGAGCAGATCCGCCAGGTTACAGAGGAATACACCCAACTGATCAAGGACGCAAAGACGCCGAAGGAACGCGCGAAGCTGGAGAAGCAACGTGAAGCTGACCTGCGCGATATCGGGGCGATGCGAGATAGGCTGATCGGTACGTATGGAGCACCGAAAGACCCGCGCAGTTTCTTTGTCCGTGCTGGACGTGTAGCGCGAAATATCAACTTCCTGCGTCTGCTTGGTGGTATGACAATATCCGCAACCACTGATCTGATGAGGCCGGTTATGCAGCACGGTCTAAGCAAATCATTGCGTCCGATGGGCGCCATGCTCCGCAATATGTCAGCGGTGAAAGTGGCCACAAAAGACCTGCGGGAAATGGCTGTCGGCCTGGATTATGTGTTATCTACCCGAACGAAGGCCATTGCTGATCTCACTGACCCATATAGCCGGCGCTCTGCTTTTGAGCGTGGACTTAACTGGGGTACGCAGAAGTTTGGTAACTGGACGTTGATGAACCAGTGGAACAGCGCTCTGAAGTCATGGTCTGGCCTTATCGTTCAATCGCGTATCCTGGACAATGCGCAGCTGCTGGCGGCAGGGAAGGAAGTGCCTAAGAAGGAGGTCAGAAAGCTGGCGCAAATCGGTATCGACCAGAGCATGCTGCGCCGCATTGGTGAGCAATACGCGAAGCATGGTGAAGATATGGACGGGCTTCTAACTGGCCATAGCCACCTTTGGGATGATCGTGCAGTGCGTGAGGTTTTCCAATCTGCCGTATTGAAAGACGTTGACTCTACCGTTGTCACGCCCGGTGTTGGCGATACGCCGCTGATGATGAGCAATGAAGTAGGCAAGATGATCCTGCAGTTCAAGACGTTCATCTTTGCTCAGCATAACCGCGTGATCGCCTCCGGCATCCAGCAGGGTGATGCGTCGTTCTACCTCGGCGCCATGGGGACTATCGCGCTCGGCGCAATGGTCTACGTTATGAAGCAAAAGCTTAGCGGCCGTGATATCGACTACAGCCCTAACAACCTGGTGAAAGAGGGCATCGACCGCGCCGGCATGATCGGCTGGCTATCCGAGCCACTGAACGCCGTGGAGAATATCAGCGGCGGCCGGTTTGGCCTTGGTGCCATGTTTGGCGCGCCGCCGGTGTCCCGCTTCCAGAGCCGTAACGCAATCGGCGCCCTGATGGGGCCTACCTTCGATATGGCCGGTGACGGAGCTGTGATCGCCAATGGTGTGCTCAACGGAGAATTTGACGACAAGCAGACACATGCGGTCAGGAAGTTGCTACCATATCAGAACCTGTTTTATATCTCTCCACTTCTGAACAGAGTTGAAGAGCAACTTAAATAATTTGGTGAAATATGAATAAATATCTTCTTATTTTGGGTTTGGTTTTTTCTGGGTATGTAAGCGCAGATAACGAACTTGATGCATTCTATCATTGCGTTAAAAATGAAGCTGTTAAATACTCAGAGACGGGAGAGCAATCTGATTCTATTGCATCTGCTTCAGTTTCTGCGTGCAAGCCAACATTGCATAAAATGTTAGAGAGTAATGTACCTTACCAGAATGCATCACCTGATGATAAGCGGAGTTTCACAAATAAAATATCAGAGCAGGGACACGAATTAGCAGTGAAAGTAGCAATGGACGAGAAGCTAAAGGTAAAAACAAAAAACTAACCCACCAAGCCCCTCTCGGGGCTTTAATTTCCTATATCTTAACCTTAGATACAGCAGCAATTATTTTATTTACTTCCGCCAATGCTGATTTACTTGCTTCCTCACCGGAGATGTTGTTTTTGTCTAGAACACCATTCTTATAAGAAGTGGTGTTCTCAACTATAAATTCATTTTTAAATTTTGTTAGTTTTGCATTTAGTCTCTTAGACGAAGGCTCTAATTTTAAGAAGTATAGCTCAATGAGCATCCTTACATTTTTTCTTGATGTAGAGAAATCATTGTTTCTTTCAATTATCTTACTTGAGTTAATGCTTGATGACCTAAATGTTCTACTGAATCCACTTATTGACTCTCTCAAGCTAATGAGTGAAATATACAAGTCTTCTTTCTTTTTTAGTCTTGTTTTTGCATGCTCGCCGTACTTGTTCGTGAAGTACGCGGCAACTGCTGTGCACACAGAACCTGTTATCGCAAACCCGCCACCAATCAACGCCCCGAGAAGTGTACTGTCCATAGAAGTCCTTATATCTTTAGTATTTTATCTGACAGTTCATTTAATTTTTTTGTTGCAGACATGAACGCATCAAGACCTGGTGTTTTTTCTGATTTAAGTTCTTCAAATATTGCTTGAACTTCTAATATTGCAGCATCGAAATCCGTATCTAAGAATTTGAAATACAAATTAGTTAGTAGTTTTATTCTTTTCACTTCATCATCTTTGCTTGATTCTAATTCTTTCGCCATTCTGTAAATCTCAACAGAATACTTCATATCGAAAGAGTTCAGTTTTGATACAATTATTGTCAATTGTTGATTGCTATTAAATAAACTTTCTTTTTTATCATTCCTTAATTTTATGTCCTCTAGCCTTCTGTTTGATTGTGTTGTCCAGATAACAGTTCCACATGCTACGACGATAGACACAGACGCAGGAATAACTAATTCTAATAATGTTGCAGTCATTTATTCATCCTGAAATAATTAAACTGTGAAGTATTAATGATTATTGATTGCTTACAATAATAGCAAAAAACATAAAAAATTAAATTTTTTTACACATCTCCTACGCGTGCAGCTCGATCGGTTTTTGATTCTCGTGTTAGCATTACTAAATGGATTATTCTTGTCCTGAATAGAGATAAAGTTACCAAATCGGTAATTTTATAGAGTGTTGCTGTAACATTTTGAATTGAGCCGTAACTAAAACTAATCGTGGTGATATAATCTTCGCTAAGCGAACCGAAGGGGCTTATTTATGCTTTCAGTACAAGAAGTTGTTGAACAGACTCGTAATGCACTGCAGATGCTGATTGATCGCATGGGGCTTAATTTGGCAGTAGGACCACTAAAAGAGTCAGACTATCGCCTTCTTTCATCAGGGATGTTTGGTGAACTTAACTGGGAATGGGGTGTCAGTAAGTATACCGGTAAAGAAAATAGTGTAGATCTCTGCTTCAAAATCCTCTCGGTTAAGGAAGAATATCCAGCAGGCATAGCTTTATGTGCGTTCCGCACAGATACACAAACTTTCGAAATCTATATGATAGAGAATTTCGTTAGGGATCAGGATGATCATCCTCTTTGTAAGCGCATGGCCTTGTTTACCTTCATGGGTGCCTACATATTTACTGATGCGGTACAAGGTACTCATGTTGTCATCGTAGAGCCAGACGAAGAGTTGCGAGAGTACTATTCAAAATTTGGTTTCGTAGATGAACCTGGCTGCTCATATCGAATGATGTGTACTATTGAAGCGTTAAGGGATATCATCACCAACCCAGAAAACTGGGCGTAGTTACTGCCATCACATCTTGAAGTTTGTTGACGATTGGTACACAAAAATTGTAGGTCAACCTGTGGCTTTTTTGTGTATAAGTAACTACTATCAGTCCACAGTCAGTCGACAAGAGGTCGACGTCTGAATGTTTTACTTGAAGGGCAAACCCCAGCCCACTAAGGAGATGTCACATGTCATATGCTAAAGAAGCGAAGTTCGACACAGTCGAAACCTACGCTCGCATTGGTGCATCTATCGAGCTTCTAACTAAAGCTGCCCCGATCTTGTTAGAACGCGCGAAGGCACCAACTCGCGAAGTTCAAGGTCCTCGCCGTCATCGAAAAGTCGCATGACGCTAACAGGTAGATAGAAGCAAGCCCGCTAATCAGCGGGCTTTTTTTATGTCCTTAGTCTGTGGCGCAGGTTTGCGAGAAAGTAAATGTACCATTTTGGTAATTATTTGGCGAGGTGAGATATTAAAAGATTACCTGATAATGAGCCGGGCTAGGCCCGGCGAGGTATTGACGATGGTAATTATTGTTCCAGCTGGTGTGTAATAAATTTCGAATGGGTTTTAATTTCTTCCTTCATTTTCTCGTTTTGTGTGACGTAGTTCACCAAAGCATTCAGTTCCAGCATAGCGCCGCCGATCTCTGAGCCGTCCGCATCCAGCTCTTTCAGTAGCCTTTCCAGTAGTGAAGCCTTAGCTAATCCCGCGATCCCTTCGCGCGTGTTGACGTTCTTCTCCAGCATCCTGCTGGTCGGGTAGCTGTACTTCTTCATTGTGTTCTGCACCTCGCTCAGCCCTTAACTACTGTATAAATAACCATACATAATAATAGGTGGTTTAGCAATATGCGCAACTAAATTACCACTAAGGTAATAATTTTAAATATAACACATTATTCGATTCATGTATGGGTTTGTCATGGCTAAAATGAGCGAAAAGCAAACGAGCGGAGCGGCAGCGAATGACTGTATCAACACAGATAAGCAGGGAGGATTACACAGGGAATGGGGTTACAACCGTGTTCCCGTATCGATTTAGAATCTTTAACGAAAGCTCTCTGAACGTTGTGCGCACCGACACAAACGGGATCGAGACGCCGCTGGTGCTGAATACTGATTACTCGGTTTCGGGCGTCAGATCATACAGCGGTGGCAGCATCACTCTAAATGCGGCCCTTGCTCTTAACTTTAAGCTGGCAATTGTCCGGCAGTTACCCACCGTGCAAGAAACAGATATTCGCAATCAAGGTAGTTTCTTCCCTGAAGTTCATGAGGACGTCTTTGACTACCTGACCATGCTGATCCAGCAGAACGACGAAGCGTTGACACGTGCACTGCTGAAGCCAGTAGGGGGCGGCCATTATTATGATGCGAAAAACCAGAGAATTATTAACCTAGCCGATCCTCTTCTTCCTCAAGATGCTGCCACCAAACAGTGGGTTGACCTGCAATATTCAGTGCCAACCGAAGAAGCCAAGCAGGCGGCGCGTGAGGCGAAAGAGGCACGCGACGAATCCCGCGCAATCGCTGATAAATTCGGTGACGTTGACCATGCAATCGAGATTGCGACTGAGGCGCGTGACACCTCAGTAAATGCCGCTAACACGTCAGTAAACGCTCGCGACCGGGCGGAGACGGCGGCGGCAAATGCGCAGACAATTGCCGATGCAGGAAGCACGTTCTATATAACACCGGGGGATCCAGATGGGACAATCGCCGGTATTGCTGGAACAGCAAGCGGCCAGGCGTTTCGCGTAGGTCTCGGCCCCGGCAAAGGGTTCAAGTATTACATCAACAATTCTGGCGTAGCGCTCGAGGTTGCTGGGCTTGCTGGTGCTGATTTAGTCAATGCACTATTAAAAATAATATCCACGTTCAGTACAAATAATTATGGCGCGCTATTGCAGGACGGAATAGGGAACGTATTGTTCGAATTCCTGCTGAACGGAAGCATGGGCTCTAGCGCTTTTAATATTTCAAGAGAAGGATTTTCCTGCCGGGGATTTTCTGTGAAGGTAAATAACACTAATAATATTCTTGTATACGATGGCATTGGAAACGTACTCATTGACTCGTCAATTGATAATAGCAAACCTGATTATTCTCTTGATGTGCTAGATATGCAGAATAAAATTTACGCTCAATCACTGAGGAAGCCAATTAGCAGTGCTATCGCCGCGCCGGTTTATCAATACAATGTTTACATCGGTGACGGGCAGAGTTTCATGACTGGGTGGCAATCGTGGCGTCATTTAACTCGCGACCCAATAGAACCGGGTAATGTGCTGATGTTGGGCGATTCAGTACGTGGTAACTCTATTGATGGGACATTTAATCCTCTGGGTTCTGCGATATTTAAGGACCTGGTAGGCGTCACACAGACGACTGGATCCCCGTCTGTTGCAATGACCGATGCACAGATTGATGCGTTGCCTCGCCCATCAGATAACCCAGGGGAAGAAATAACAGTTGCTGCAGTAAACTTCCAGCGAGTTATGCAAAGGAAATATCGTGGGATACTTGTTGATAACGAAAGGAAAATAATTGTTGTTAACGTTGGCGTTCCGGGGAAAACATTAAAGCAACTATCAAAAGGTAATGCATCTGGCTACTTTGAAAATCGGGTTGTTCGTGCTCTCCAGCAGATTAAGAATAATTTGCCTGTTGGTGCAACCGCGGCTCTTGTAGCGATGATGTATAGCGGCCATGAATATGATTATGATGCTACAAAAGCTGAATCAACGACGGATAAGGATGAATGGAAAGCGTTAATGCTTAAGAAGATCCAGGACGTCGAGGACGCGGGGCGCGCTATCTTTGGTCAGGGCGATAAGCTGGCGGTATTCACTGAACAAACTGGCGGCTGGTGGACTTTCGATAGTACCAATCAGTCGATCGGCCAGGCGCATATTGAGCTTGATGAAGAAAATGAAAACATCACGCTGTGCAAACCGTCATATTTTGAGACTGATAAAGCATCTCACCGTGACAATAATGGGATTCGTTGGGCATCAATGTTCTTTGGCAAGGCTATGCACATGGTTCTCGACCGGAGGCAGGCGTTTTTCTCAAACAAAATTATTTGGGCTAAATGCTATGGCACTACTTTGCTATTTGGCTATCGAGTGTGGGAGCCACCATTGCAGTTTAAACCCTCGTATTACTTAACTAATGAAGCTGCGGGGGGGGTTATTTTTGCCAATAAAGGCTTCTTAGCTAAAGACGATGCTGGTGATTTGACAATTTATAATGTCAGAGTCGCAGCCGATACTATTATTAGTGCAGAACTCAATCGCGCACCTGTAGGTCAGTTGAAAATAACCTATGCCCCTAAAACTACGTATGACGGGCAGGGTAATGTCTGCGACTCTGATGATTCGGAATCTCTGTATTCATACAAATTCACTGAGTCTAAATACCCAGAAACAAATATCCCCGCGCTGCTGGATAAACCCTATCCACAGAATAACTTTGCATTAGCTCAAATCGTTTACCCGGAGATCGTATCATGAGCCAAGGAATTTCAATTCGTGTGCAAGAAGCAAATTGGGGAACGCAACGTGCATGGTTCCGGCCTCCGCTAGATGAGACGTTGGGCGGTTGGTCATATATCAATCTGTTCGGTGCTAGTGAAAATATTGGGCAAAATCTTGCACGTGGAATGCCTGGCGGGCGGGTTACTGGCTCACCGGTGATCAGTGCGCATAGCGCCCTGTTTCGACTCAAAACAAACTTCATTGACACCCAGGTAGCTCAGGGGTACGCAATGACGTTTTTTGCCATCGCAAAAACAGCCCGCACTCTCGGCAACCAAAGCATCGGTAACGAATTCATTATCTCTAATAACTTAAGTAACGGGCCTGACGGAGGTACAAACGGTGCATCGTTGTACTTCTCGAATAATGGTACAGACGGATTAATGAATGCAACCATGGCTGTAACCCAACATGAGGTGCCGCCAGGTACTCCATCAACAGGCATTACAACGCAGATCTCTGTCGGCATCCCGATTACCGATAAGCCTTTCGTTTTAATAGGCGACTACTCGGCCGCAGACAACGTTTTGCGAGTAGTCGCAAACGGAACTGCAGTACAGACAATTTTACCGATCAATTCACCGACATCTATCCAACGTGGGGCGCCACCGCGAGTGGGATCCATTGGCCAGAACACCGGCACGCCTGGCGCGACAGACATTGAAGTATTTACATCTGCGGTGCTCACACGGAGGATTTCTTCTGACGAAGAGCAGTCTCTTACTGAGTGGGGGTACTTCCTCATGGATACCCTAGGTATCCCGCACTAACCCGCCGTGTGCGGAGGTGGAGTATGAGAATGAATGACCAACAACCGGTAAACATAGTGACGCAGTTTTTTGCCTGGCTTGCAGCTATTGCTTCCGCCGCCGGGATAACAACACAGGATCTGATTTACATCGCATTTGGCGCGGTGGGCGTATTGGTTTCTGTTCTTTCGTTTGTACTTGGCCGTATCGATGCCAGGGCGAAAAGAAAGAATGAAGAGCGCCGCACAGCTCTCTATGCGGACTATCTGGATAAGCGCAGCGGCAGATCTGGCATATCGGTGGATGAGGCTGATCAGTACACGCCGCTGCCAGGTGGGGAGAGTGAAGCGTGAGCAAGATAAAAAAGACGGGCGCCGCCGGCGCGGTCTGTTCGGTCATGGTGATCATCGGTCTGGTGCTATCGAGTGGCGAAGTGAAAACCAGTAAGGCTGGTCTTGAGCTTATCGGTAACGCCGAGGGCTGCCGCCGTGATCCGTACAAATGCCCGGCGGATGTGTGGACTGATGGTGTTGGCAATACGCACGGAGTTAAGCCGGGAGTACGGAAAACTGATCAACAGATCGCTGCGGACTGGAAAAATAATATCATTGCGGCGGAGCGGTGCGTTATCCGCAACGCGGCAGGCGATAAGCTGAGACAGGGAGCCTTTGACGCGGCTGTTAGCCTGACATTCCGTGTTGGTTGCGGTGCCGCTCAGAAATCCATGCTGTTCAGGTTGTCGCGCCAGGGGAAAATAGACGAGGCATGTGAACAGTATCCGCGCTGGGTTTATGCCACTGGCAAAGTTTTACCCGGGTTGGTGACAAGAGCTGGTAAGGAGCGCGCTCTATGCCTGGCAAAATGATTGCCTATGGAGTGGTGATCTTGCTTGCGCTGGCAGCAGTTGTCGGGGCCGGTGCCTGGCTGGCCAGTCGACATTACCAGCCAACCATTGACCGTCTCAACGAGGCGCTGACGCAATGCAGGGACACTGGCCACCAGCAGGCTGCGACAATCACCAGTCAGAATGCTGGTATTGAGGCTCTGCGTAGCGCTGATGCTGTGCGCCAAGCTAAGGCTAAATCGGAGCAGGAGAGGGCCCGCCGTGAGGCACTGGACGATTATGGAAAGGCTAATGCCGTTCTGTCAGAGCGCACGACTGGCGAAGTATGCGCGGCGGCATCCGCTGCTTTTGACGACGAGCTGCGTCGGGAGCGTGAAAAGTGAATAAGCTAATCCCTGCGATCTCATTGATGATAGTAGGTTGCTCTAACGTGCCGCCGGCACCGTCTTATGTTGAAGTAAAAGTCCCGGTAGCTATGCCATGCAAAACTGCCGATGTTGCGCGCCCGGCGTTTGCTGTTGACCACTTGCCGATCGGTGCTACTATCGACGTCCAGATGCGAGCGCTACGCGCCGAGCGTCACCAGCGAATCGGTTATGAAAGAGAGCTAATCGCCGCTAACGAAGCGTGCAAAAATTGAGCTGCTTTTTCTGGTGACGGTATAAAAGACGGTATCTAATTTCACTAATGCCAATAACCCTCTATAAAATCAATCGGTTATGCTTATTGTAAATAATTGAGTGGGAGTAGGACTGGCTATAAATAGTAAATTAAGCCTTTCCAACTAACTTTAATGCCAGTCAGTTTTCTGACTGGCATTTTTTATTGGTTTTTCATTGAGTGTATGACTTCTATTTTTAAGGCCGTAACTCTATAACATCGGCTATGGCCTAAAGATAAAAGCCATTACCAACAAAATGGCGGTATTCCAAAACAGTCTAGCCGGAAGTGCTTACAAGGGTATGATGAGATCGATCAAATCGACAAATGAGATACTGGCCGTTGTGAGCGTCCGGCAACCGTAGCCGTAGGGGGCGAATTTAATGGCTTTG